GGAGGTGTCAGGTTCAAGAAACCACCCATAGCGAGGGCAGAAGCAACGTCAGACGAGCAGACGATGAAGTTACCCTTACCACGACGAGTTTCCTTAGCAATCACGTTGCACTCACGTTCGATTTGGAACATAAGACCACGGAATCTCTCAGCACTCCATCGACCATCAGAGTCAACGTTCAGGTCGTATACACCACCAGCAACACCTCGGAGTTGATCGTGGGTTGATGCTTCTGAGAAACCTGAAAGATCAGACTGTTGACAACCTGTCTTGGCTTTAAAGTAGAGAGTTCTGATCATTTCTCGGTTGATTTCGGTCAGAACTTCGGTGCTAAGAATGTTAGCAAGTTCAGTCTCAGCGTCGAGTCCGTGAACAGCCTTCAGGTCCTGAGCGAGTTCTGTGGTGTATTCAGCCTTCAGGGCACGAGTCTTGGCTTCAACAGCGATTCGCTCAATGCTGAATGCCATTTCCTTGAAGGTCTTGCTTGCACCAGCAGATCCGAGTGCTTCACCGTCTGCTGTGGACATCGCTCTGAAGTCAGAGAGAACGTCGGCTCTTGCCAGTGTCACACCAACGGTTCCCAGAGGATCAACACCACCAGTAGCGGTTGTTGCTGCACCAGTAGCGGTGTTACCGTCACCGGAGAACTTAGCGAAGGCTTCTTGGAAGAGAGCCTCAGTGCCGGCTTGTTTGTCATACTTGGATCTCATCGCAAAGATAAGACCGGTAGGAGCCGTCATGGGCTGCACACCAGCAATATCGTAAGCGATCAGGTTAGGCATCGCACGACGAACGAGCGAGATAAGAACGGGATCATAACCAGCGAGGTTAGCGTTGTTTGAACCAACTTGAGGGTCAGTGAATGTACCACCCATGTTGTTCTGTGGGGCTTCAGTGAGGACAGCAGCCTCACGAAGGGCTTTTTCTGTATTCTCAAGAAGAACAGAAGTAACCTTGCTCTTATAGTGATCTCCAATTGCGGGGAGCGCACCAGTTTCCAAAACTGGTTGCCATTTCTCCTCTAATACATCATACGGTGTTGCGTTTTCCATTGTTGTTTCTCCTAGAATTTACTCTGTGTTGAGTATTTAGTGAATTAAAAATTTTAACCTTTGTTATTGAAGCGATTTGCTCTTTCGATTGCTTTAAGATAGCCGGACATGGAAGAGTTGGACTCAGTAAGAATCTGAGCAGGCTCATGTGTTTCTTCCTTGATTGGGGAAGGAACAGAAGTTTTCTTGAAGTAACTCTCTTTAATTCCGGTAAGTTTTTCTGCAAAGGTGTTGTCGTCTTCATATGAGACTTCCTCTGCAAGTGAGTAGAACTTTTCTCTATCCAATTCAGTCAGACCTTCAGAGATGGAAGAAGCGATTTCACTTTTTCTGTGCGATTCAACCGCTGTCAACAACTCACTATTAATACCCAACGCTTCGTCTAAGTCTGTCTTGAGTGATTCGTTCTTCTCGAACATTTCATCAAGCAAATTAACCTTTGAGTCTGGGATGCTAATGTAGTGGTTTTCGAACAGTCCTTTTAAGTTGTCGATGAAACTTTCAGCGATTTGAAGTCTCATCCCGGTTTCGACCGCAAGTTTGTTGTCATCCATCCAGTTTTCGACGACGTAGTTAAGATACTCATCGACTTTGGATGACAAACCATCAACGGCTTCTGCGATTTTTGTTTCCAACTCCTCTTGATACTCTGCTTTAAGAGTTTCTTCGAGTTCAGTTGCTTTTCTACTCAGTTCGGCTTCAAAGATACCCTGAAACTTAGTTTTAAAAGATTCAGAGAGACCTTCACCGTCAAACATTTCAGCGAAAATGCTTTCTTTTACACCACCAAGATCACCTTCTTCTGGTTCGGCACCAGCCGCTCCAGCAACAGTTTTCTTGTTTTCTTTTGATTTGTCAGGTGCTTCAAGAGTCTGAAGAACAGCACCCTTGCCTTCAGCATCCATGTAGAGTCCCTTGTCTTCATAGGAATCGGTTGCTGCGGGGTTTCCTTCCGCTTCACTGATTGTTTTGTTTCTTGCCATTTGAGTATTCTCCTTAGTAGTGTATACCATTTTTCAGTGGTATTTATACATTTTAAAGTTTTGAGAGGAAGTCCTTGAACATGTTAATTGCTTTTTCCTCTAATTGTCTACTTGACGTTTGTTTGATTTGACGATGGTATTCTGCAATTTGTTTTTCTTGCAGGATGCCGTTGTTCCAAACCCACTCTCTACCTTCCATAATACCGTTTACAAACGCATTCGGAGCGGATGGATCTGCAACAATGTCTACAGCAGCAAGCATGAAGTCTTTTTGAACTTCGTTGACACCGTTCTCTTGCATCTTCAAACTACCCATTCCACGAGAGGACACACCGAGTTTTGCACCTTCATCAATAAGATTCATTGCAATCTTACCCATAGGTGTTTCCATGACTTTTGCTTTACCAACAATGTCACTACCAGATTGCTTGAGTTCCTTGATCATGTGAGATGCTCTGTCGAGATTAACAGTAGGACCTTGTGGGTGATTAAGTTCTCCCAACGCACGATTCTGTGCGACATAATCTTTATTATACTTTTCAACCACGGGCATCAAAACGCCGGTAGGGTAAACTCTACCGTTTCTGTTTCGTTGCTCTGCTTGCATGAAAACACCTTCGATAAAGTAGTTTTTTCTACCACTCTTTTCATCCGATTCGCAGATGAAATTGATATCCTCATTCATTTCTGTAATGAGTTTTAATGCCATATCAATATCCTCCCGAGGATTGGTTGTTTATAGCCTTCATTTTTTTCCCATTCTTTTTCATGGGGAGATAGTCTTGATCAAAAATGTCTGGGTTTTTGCCCTTGTGGTGATCGAGTTCTGTGTCGGGGGCACCTTCATTAACCTTTTTATCTTTTACTCGCTTACCAAGACCACTCTGACGAGTTACACCTAAACCTCTTGAGTCAAGTTTCTTCTCTTCTTCCTTTTTCTCTTCCTCATATTGCATACCCTCTTTCTTCATCGCTTGACCAATTTTCTTGCGACGATTGAGGAGATATGAATCGGTGTCATCTTCATCACCATCGTTGTCGATGTCACCATCTTCTTGTCCAACGGGATCGAGTTTCTTTTCGGAAAGGTGAAGAGCAAGTTTCTCATTGAGTGCTTCGTCAAGAAGATCCTTTGCGTCACTCATTTTCTTTTCAAATACTTTTTGAAGTGCTAATTTGATGCTCATTCTTCGTCTCCCAATGTAATTGATTCTAAGATGCTCAGGAATTTTTCTTTGGATTCAAAGATTGTCTCTCTGAATGATCTTTGTAATTCTTTAGGAAGTTCGTCGTGAGTTTCAGAAATAACCTTAGCGATCTCTGGTGTAATTTCTAATCTTTCATCAACAGAAATTTCTAAGTTGATGTTTGCATTCTCCTCGATCGCTTGTGTAACAACCGAAGCAAATGCGTTGTTTTCAGAGACTTCCTCCGTGGTCGTGAACATATCGTTACCGATTTCAACATACTTTTCGGCAAGAACAGCCTCAATTTTTTCTGAAATGAGATCCAAAGAGTTCTGTAAGAAGCCCTCTTTGTCACCTTCGGTAATATTCTTAATCATTTCTTTGCTCATTTTTCTTCCTCTGGTGGTTCTTCTGGTGGTGCGATTTCACCTGTTTTTAGTTCGTTTTGAATCTCAGCCATGTTTCTACTTTCAGATTCCTCGCTGAGTCCAAAAATCTCTCTTCTTATGTATGAATTTGAGAAATATCGACCAATATATGGCTCCATACCTGCCGCAACAGAGAGTCGTTCTCGGAGCAGTTCAATATTTTTAAGTTCGGAGTAATGAGAATCACTGTGATATTTGAATCGAATTTTCGCTTTGATTGCGTCAAAGTCTTCAATCGACATCACACCAACAAGAGACAATTGCACTCTTAGTGTGTCTAAGAACAAATTCACAAAGTTATCTCTAAGACGAGAAATAAACTTAGCAAACTTAACCTCATCACGAGTAATCTCGGCTGATCTACCCATGTTAAATCCATTTTCAGATTGCAGTCTTGATGGTGGAACGTTTAACGCTCTGTAAAGTTTTTGAAGCATGTATTCAACATCACGCATCTCACCAAGGTTGGTTCCGCCGGGAAGAGTAGTGACTTCAGTTCCTTTACCACCTTCTTTTCGTGGCAAGAAGAAATCTTCCATCATGTGGAAATGGTCTCTATCTTCACGAATGTTACCTGTTCCTTGATCGTAAGTTAATTTATTTCGATATCTCTTTGCGAGTCCCTCGATATATTGTTGTGCTTTTGTGGTAGGCATGTTACCAACGTCAACATAAAATACTCTTCTTTCGGGGGCTCGTGAAATACGATACACAACCGCTGCGTCCTCTAATTGTCTAAGCATGTTCAAAGGACGGATTGCTTTTTGTAGGTATCCAACCACTCGTTTTGATCCAGAATCAACCAGTCCTGAGTGACAATAAATCACGGAGTCGTTCGTTAATCGAACACCACTCGCTCCAGTTCTAAAGGTTGATTTTTTATCTGAGTCAGTGTAAATATAAAACTCTTCGATGTCACCAATTTGTGGGATCTGTAAACTTCCCGGTTGGTTTTGAATCTTATTTACTTTTCTGACCTTTTTAATTTTGAGTGGATCAATCGGTCTAAGTTCAGTAATGCCAATTTGTGGATTTTGTTCGTCAATCATGACATAGAAGAATAATTTACTGTCAACATACCACCGTCGAAATAAATCGTGTGCATCTGTGTGGAAGTTTAAAAGATCAAGTATCCTATCAAACTCTTGATACATTCTACTTTTGATTTGTGGTGGAAGAAGTAATTCCTCCAAATCTAATTTAACTGGTTTTTTATCGTCCTCAATAACTATAGATTCATTAACGATATCCTCAATTGCCATGTCAACCTCTGGAAACAAAGCCATCGAGCGATATCTTTTAATAAATTCTTCTTCACTCTTTGCAGTTCCAGCGAAGTCTGAGTATGAACTCATGAATCCACCATACACAGATCCAGAGTCTAAGTTATAGGAACCATCATAAGAATCGGGTGCAACAACATTGTTGGCACCCGACTCCTCTGGTTGCTGTCTAGTTATCGTAAATCCAAAAAGGTTTAAAGCCATACTTTCCCCTTACATAATAAAATAAAACACGAACACTAGGTATGTATATTAGTCGGTGACACCCGGAAGTCCCGGTGAACCAACGGATCTGTCGATTTCAAAGTAATCGTAAGCGATGGTCACGGGGAACTCAACAACTGTATCCAACACATCGTAAGTCAAATCAATTGATCCAACCTCGACAGGCCAGCAGTTTTTAAGTGTCACTCTCTTGATTGGATTTCCTTCAAGATCAAGGTGAGTCACCTGCCACTCAGCGAGAGTGCCTGCGGTGTCATCCCAATCAGGACTTTGGGTATTTCCAAAGTGTGAGTTAATGAGTGATGACCAATCTTGGAATGCCTTGTAAAGACCGCCGGATGCGTCATCAAGAATGGAGATTGGCCATTCGAGATACTGTCTGTCTCCGGGGATTTTTGCAATACGACCACGGAAGGGCACCGGAATGATGCCGACTGTGGATGGTGGAAACTGAGCCGCTTTAACCAACAGAGATTCTGTTCCTGTCAATGCTCGCTTAACCGCAGCACCGATGTTACCAGTAACACTAAATCTGTTTTGTCGGGTTCCGCCTTTAAATGAATTTCTGAAGTCGTCAATGAATAATGAGTCTGACATGTTTTATCTCCGATTTAGATTAGGTTCCGGTTTCTTGTGACGGTTGACCACCAAGATCATCAGCCTCATTCTTGTTAGTGAATGTCAGAGTGATGAAGTTAATTGACTTCGTTGGTTTAATAAGAATATCTGCATTAAACACGTTAGCGTCAATGACCTCGGGTGGGTTATTTGATTCATCACAAATGATTCTGAAGTCAGAAATACCACGGTTTGCTTGAACACCTCTCAGGATGGTAGACGTTTGAAGTCTAAAGTTTGTTCTCGTTGCTGCGTCATTGAACTCAAACAAAGTTTGTCTTGCAAGTCTACCAATTGTTTTCTTGAGGAAGATGAACAATCGAGAGATGTTAATTCTACTGAAAGTGCTTGTCTCTGTAATACCTGTTTTGTCCCCGAACAAGAAAGTACCTTCACCGGGGAATGTAACAACTGGGTTAACATTAGCATCGTAAAGTGTGTCTTGCTCAGAAACAGTTGGATTATGATCCAGTTTAACGATATCTAAAATTCTACCTCTGGTAAGACCAGCGGGGGAATAGAATGAAGCAAAGTCTCTGTCTGTTCTAATAATGCAACCAGCAACGTCGGCTGTCAGTGGTGTGGTTCTCAGTCCTTCAGCCCCAGACAGTTCGCTATTTCTCTTGTAGTTGAGGTGTCTCTTTGAACCTTGAACAAAGAAAGAAACTTTTGCTCGTTCAGATGCAATTGAACCATCAGCCGCAACATCGCCGGGTGTTATGTTAGCCGATCCACCAGTTCCAGCGTGGAAAACACCAACGGTGTTGTACCCTCTGTCATCAAGTGCAGTTTTGAGTTGTGCGGTTGAACCAACGGATCCAGCATAACTTGGATCGACTGTGCTAAAGATACAAGCGAGTTCTTTGTCAGCAAAATCGGATGCGGTTGAACCAGCGACAACATCACCACCATAGAGAAGGTAGTTTTGAACAGCGTACCAGTCATGATCTAAGTCACCTGTAAGTGCGTCTGGGTTAGCATAAGTGTGTCCACCGTTTCCTTGCAAAAACGCTGCACTTGAGAGACGAGCAACCCAGTTTTCAATTGAATCTTCTTCAATAAATCCTTGCTCTCTCTCTGCTGTGTTACCAAGAGTGTTGACAAGTTTTTTATTTTTTGACAAAAAAGCGGATGTTACGTTTGTTGTTTCTTCGGTAATGAGGTTAACAAAACTGTCATCGTTTACGTTGATGACAACTCTTGCTCTACCAGAATTGATTATGTTTACGGCCATGTGGGGTTCTCCTCGTACTTATAAAGACTTCGCAGTATTTAGTCTTTGAACATTTTTGACTCAGGGAAACCATCTGTCCTCCCCATCCCATACACCCCCAGTTTCAGTATCAGTTGTTGTCACAATACCAAAGGGAACAACTTCATCTTCAAGTCTTTTAATTTCGTTTTCATATACGTCTAATCGAACGTCAGTGTTTGTTAAATCTTTAAAATAGTCCTGACGAGTCAACCAAGCAAAAAGAACTAACGTCATGACTAAATCATCGTTGTGTCCCTCATCTGCTTCGTATGACTGTCCTTTTGCAACGAACGTGATAAGTTCGTTCACGATCTCCAAATCCTCGACAATCATCTTATCTTGTTCGATCAAACTTTTAAGAACAGAACATCCAAGTTTTTTTACAACACTTGTTGTTCGCACACCCATGTGTGAGTTTGATCCACCAAATCCACCCGAGATCGTTTGACCTGCTCTACCTCGGAAAGCACACATGAGAATATTCTCATATTCCAAATCACGATGAAGAACGTCTGCAACCTGTCCACCAATGTCATTAATCTCAATTAGTGTTTGAGCCATATTGTATTTTTCTACAACTGCTTTAATCACGGTTGGATAAACCATCGGTGAAATTATATTGTTTCTATATTTTGCCACAATTTTGTATGGTGTCTGTGTAATATCCGTTATGGTAAATGCACTATAGTCTTTACCTTGACCTCGTGCTGTATCAACCACGCAAATATATTTGTGTTCTGGTTTTGGCTTTTCGTAAATATCTAAACCATCTTTGTTTCTTTCAACTGGATTAACCCAAGAGAGAGCATGAAGTTTCGATGAGGATATCAGAGTGTTTGCGGAGCCAACAAAGTCACATTCAAATTCTGTTTGGAATTGAATCTCACTGGTGTTTGCAATTGTTTCGT